ATTATAAATTTAAAGAAAATAGGATATATTTTGCATGGGACAGACTTTGTGATGAAAAAACAATTTTAAGAAATCTACAATTACTAATAGATAGCGGTGTCAAACCCTCTCGATTAATGTTTTATGTATTAACGGGATTTGACACCACTTTAGATGAGGATATATATAGATTTAAGAAATTAATCGAATATGATGTTGATCCATTTATTATGATTTATAACAATAGAAGAGATATACCAGAAATACGACATTTGGGGAGGTATGTTAATAAGCGATTTTATAAAGCCAGAAAACAAACAGTTGAAGAATATATTACCGAACATCTATCTCCCGCTCCAATTCCTACCACAAATAAATTTGTGGGTATCCTTGGAGGAAGTTTATGAAAGGCGGTAAGAATGCTGGTCGTGGCATAGGCCGTAAAAAGTAAACGGTGATGACCAATGTCCACTGAGCTCGACTACAATCCAATCGATGACTATCTTGGTTTTGTTTTGAAACCACGACATCATTTTGAAACAATCGTGGAAGTAGCCGAGTTCATTGGCATGGATATGAAGTGGTGCCCACCACACATATTGAAATGGAGTGACCTCTGGGAGAGGTCTACATATTTGCAAATAATAGCATCAGTTGGACATTTAAAATCCAATTGGATGTTCTTAGAGATAGTTCGCATTCTATTAAATGACCAGAATGCTCAAATTTTATTTTGTGCGGAATCCGACCATCTGGCAAGTCAAATGACATTGCGGGTGAAAGAGGCATTAACTTGTGAGGCGGTCAGGGAGATATACGGAGATTTGCGGGGTGATATATGGTCAGGCTCACAACTATATTTGAGGGGCCGATTACAATTTTTAAAGGGAGCTAATTTATTTAGTACGGGGACCCGAGGCAGTATTGAGGGGACCCGATATTTTTACGGATTTTTAGATGACCCTGTTGCATTGAAATCAAGTTTATCGTTAACTGAAAGGGGGTATACCGAGACATGGTTAGACAACCAGTTTTGGCCACGAATCGATTGGCAAATGGGGGGCCAGTTATTAGTGATTGGTAGTTATTGGAACCCTTATGATTTGTACCATTACATGAGTGAAAAGCATCACATTCCAACGAAAGTATTCCCTGCACATGATGAGAATTATGGGAGTTTATTATGGCCGGAGACTTTCAACCAAAAACAATTCGAGGAAATCCGGAACCACTTGCCGGAACCGGCATATCAAATGCGATATCTTTGTAATGCCGATGCAATGACCGGTAAAGGGTTGAAATTAGAATGGTTGCAAATGGTTAAGAAAAACGATGTACCCTGGGGAGAATTATTATATAACCAAGGATGGGACCTTGCCATATCGACTCAAGAAATTGTGGGCACGATGCGAAGTGCCAAATCCGAGCCGGATTACACAGCGGGAATTGTAACCGGCATGGACAAGCTCGGTAACATTTACATTGTTGATCTGTACCTCGATAGAATCATCATGGGTTATGAAGACATCATTGAAAAAATGTATTTGAAATGGCCACGGACCTCGAACCAAGGCATTGAATCGAATCAATTCCAAGCACTTGTTTGTTATTTAGCGAGACAAAAACAATCGGCGATGCCTGTGGTCGATGTCCCTCATTATGCCGTTGATAAGGTCACTAGGATTGGTAATTTGATACCATATTTTAAAACCCGCAGGGTGTTTCTATTAGAGGATTTGCCACACCTTGACAAATTCATTGCGGAATATACCGCATTCCCGACTGAGGCTCAACATGACGATATCTTGGATGCTCTTGAGATTGCAATCAAATTATATGCAACTGAGAATGTTTTAGATTTATCGGATTATTTAAAGGGGTTGTTTTAATATGAGTAAAAGGCGGAAACTAAAATCGGAAATTGTGACACCAAAGAGTACGGAGGAAAAACATCATAATACTTCGGACATGGCATATTTGAATAGTAAAAACATATTACAAAATCAGATGATAATCGATAGAAAAATCGATGTCATGATGGATAATCAAAAAGTACTTGATTTGAAATTGTATTATGTATTGCGAAATATAATTTTGAAGGGTGATGTTGAGGCAATAAAAAAATTCGACAAAACAGTCGAATCGATAGGTGATGTACTTGGTCAATTCGATTATAAGGAAAAAGTTAACAGGGAGAAAAATAGCCAAATGGCCGAACTGGATTCCGCACCACCGAGAGGCACAATTGGGCCGGAGAAAAAAAGTGACGGACCAGTCGATACCGATGCCAAACGAAAAAACGGTAGTAGCAAAGATACCTCGGATTCATAAATCCTCAAAGGCTCAACAAGATTTCATTGAAGAAAAAATGCTGAAAGCCATTCGTGAATGCACAAACCCAACTCGGAAGAAGTGGCTCATGTGGGATTTGGAATGTTGGATACAGAATGGTAGACCGGTATTTGGTAAAATCAGAGATAAATTTACCCGTGGACCATATGGTGACAAAGAGAATGTTCACTCGCACAATACACCATCACAACGGTCTGCAATGGATGATATGCTCAAGGAAAAAAGAAAGCGTAACATAATATAAATAGACTTGACACCGATTAGGAAATGATAGTATGACCTTTACAGAATTTCTCTCAAACGCATGGGGTAAGTTGAGTGGTCGTAACCGATTAGTGAAAAGTATCACGGACCAATTAATGAAAACAATGCCGGACCTTTTCGTTCCAAAAAAACCGAGAGACATGCTTTCCACGGAGCCAATCGTACCGTACCCAGGCAATGTGATGGAATTATACATTATGAAACGGTACACTCCTGAATTGAGCACCATCATAAATGAATTGAACAAAGAGATATTCCGTGAGGGAATTATAATCGACCAACGGGTTGAATCTTATTGTGAGAAATGCGATAAAGAATATAGTGAGCACAGGGACAAATGTGGTATATGCGGAACTGAGCTCGGTGATTTAGATAAATCCGGTGCATTAAAGCTCGAAAAGTTTTTTAGGAAATGCTCACCCACAGAAGATTTGAACGAATATTCATTTACAGATCTCATGCGGTTACTCCAAGATGATGTCGAAACCACTGATGGGTGCTGGATGATGGTCCAAAAAGATTATGTGGTTGATGAGAAAAATAACATTTTAGATTTCGAGCCTGTGGCCATACTACGGGGACACCCTCACCTTATGCGATTGGTCCGAAACAAATACGACCAAGCCAAGGGATATGATGTGGCATTGGAACGGTCAGTATTTACATGTGTATTGCACCGTGAAGATAACATTCATGAATATGAGGGCAAGTGTAAATATTGTCAACGGCCATTGGTACCATGTGTCGCAGTTGCATTGGATGAGAAGGGCCAACCATTAATCGGATACATTCCGAATGAAGTGTATTATCGGCCAAAATATAATCCATCTGAGGATTATGGGACCTCGAATATTGTTACAGGATGGGTATTGGCCAATACGAATTTGAACATGGACCTACTTGTTAATGTGACCTATCGAGAGCAACGACCAGTCAAGGGAATCTTAGTTTTCAATACAAAGAATGCTACAAGTTTATTGGCTCAATTGAAGGGAGAGGATACCCGTAGGGAGCAAGAACCTAATTATGTTCCGAGGTTTTGTGTGGAAACAGAATCGGCCCATGGTGGCGTTTCTTGGGTCCCAATCACACAAGACTTTTCCGAGTTACAAACCATCGACATGAAGGCCGATAACATCCGAAGATTAGCGGCTTTGTATGGAGTTTTGCCGGTGTTCACCGGTGATGTATCTGTCTCCGGAGGATTGAACAACGAAGGTATGCAAATTACGGTCACACTAAGGGCCGTGGAATTTGGCCATCAATATTGGCACGAAGGTGGATATGCATGGTTATCCAAACAATTGAAAACACGGTTTTTCAGATATAAATTCCAAGAACCGATTGAAGAGGACAAAACGGCATTGCAACAAAGACGGTTAAATAACTTGGCTCAAATCCAACAGTTGTTGCAAATGGGTGTAGAAATTGATTTGACAGATCAAACCGAATTGAATTTCACAATCACAGGCGAGTTCAAAAAACCCGAGCAAATGGGACCACAAGGGCCGAGTGGGGGAGGGGGGAGTGAAGGTACTCCATGGGAAAGTAATTCACCCCCATCTGTACCGCAAGTGGCCAATCTATCATTAACAAAGTCTCGGGGCATCGATGAGTTTGAACATTTCAAATCTGATATGAATTTAGTTTACAATCAAATTTTCACACAAATCTCCAAGAATGTTCATGGTAACATGAGCCAAGAGGAACAAAAAGATTTGGCTCGGTCAGTGGTCCGTGATGTCCGGAGAGGGCTTGGTGATGTTGCATATTCTAATTATGCAAATCTTATTATCCGTGGATTTCGTGACTCCGGCGTTGATATTACAAAAGCAGATATCGACATGGATTCTATTATTGCATTGGCCGAGGAATCGCCCATCTTTGATAGTTTTGAGGGCATCGAGGAAAACATAAAAAAGGACATTGACAAAATTATTGTCGAATCATTTGCGGTACCAGGCGAGTTTTCGGTCCGGTCCATGGTCGGTAGAATGCGAGAGGTTGCCGACAGACATGCATGGGAATTGGAGAGGGTGGCACGAACAGAATCAAATGCCATTGTAAATTTAGGCCGAGAGAAAGGCTATGAACAACAAGACGATGGTACTTTCAAATATTCATTGACCGGACAATTCCATGACAGCGCGGGTCGTACATGTGATGCTCATAATTGGATGCATGACCAAATCCAAAAAGAGGGTGGGTCCGTGACCATGAAACGATTGAAAGAATTAAATAAAATGGCTCACGAAAAATTTTGGCCTGAGTATGACCCCCGAGGGTTTAACATTCATTGGAACCAACGAAAAGGTATCGTGAGGGTGTTATGAAATTTGTACCAAAGAAAGACGGAATGGACAAATTCAAAAAAAAAATTGGTCAAGGATTCACGGACCTGATAGATTTTGGAATACAAATTAGCCAAGAATATCTTGCTCCCCATGAGCATTACGGAACACTATCAGGTAGTGTGGTTCGAGTGGTGGATACAACAAATTTTGTTTTTTATTTTGGATACTCAGCGCCCCACGCCCCGAATTTAGAATTTGGTTCCGAGCCACACTGGGCTCCTCCGGTGGAGATTTACGAATGGGTAAGGATGCGGTTGGGTAAGTCCGGAAAACATTTGGAGCCATCAGATTCAAATGCCGAATATTTATTTGCGATTGCATTTAGCAAAATAAAAAAAAGATTGTCCCAAGCTGAGTTGACATTCAAATCCATTTACAAATCGATTGGAGTCAAAGGTACCATGCCCCATCCATATATGAGGCCCACATTGAAAAGGATGCGTACCGATGGATTACAAATCATCAAGGCGGGATACAAACGGTAAATGCATTCTTATTCAAATCACGAGTATATTTAAAACCGGACCAAAAGCCACCGGCAAATGTTGAGGTCCATGAGGGGGCCAAGGGTGGCCGTTGGTATGAATCAACAGATCAACATAAAGAGAAAAACCCCGATAAGGGTCCTGGACCCAAATCGAGTGGCCGTGATGCTCCAAAAAAGATAAGTAAACTTGCAGACCTATACTCTAGGTATGCACAAGAAAGAATTGGTGATGAGAAATTCGTTCAATTTGTAAAAGGTGCGAAACGATTACCATATTACGAAGGTGTGGATGGCAAATTGAGGCCCCATCCATTCGACTTTGTGGATGATAAAAAGAAAATAGTATATGAAACAAAAACATTTGCAAAGGATAGCAAATCAACAACCAAAATCACCAAAGAGCAAAAGAAACGAAAAAATAAATGGTTGCGAAAACATCCGGAGTACAAGGCCAAAACCGTAGTAATTGAGATTAATAAAGTCACAAAGTTTTATGCTAAAAATGGCATCAAACAAGTTACGAGATTTGATAAAAATTTAGTTGGTGAATTAAAATGATACCGTTCAGAGTTGGAGAGGAAACCGGAGAGATAAGTACCGATGATTTATTTTCATTAATGAAAGTTGGTTCCGAAAATGATACCCTAGAAATGGTTGTGAAAAATGCACTTGAGGGAAATTATCATGACCGGATTAAACAAACTGCAACATATCTAAATGGATTTCTTGAGAAGGGTGAAATGGTTTGGGAGTCGGACCAAACATCTGAGCCACTAAATAAATCATTGGTGGCCGAAATGGATTGGGAAGGGTGGAACCGAGTTCAGGAAACCAATGGACTTGCTCGTGAATGGGATAATGGCCGAATCGTTGATGGATTCATGACATCAGATGATTACGATTCCTCGAATGACAGGATACATTTGAGTTCATTTTTATTGAATAAAACCAAAACAGGTGAAACCCGCATCGATTGGATTGCAAAGAACGGCGTGATTTCACTCGTACATGGTTTAACGAATCTAGGATTTGTACCACTTGGAAAAATTCTAGCATGGAAACATGAGGGGAATAAGATCAAGATTCGAGTTGGAATTAATAAGGGCTCGGAAATGGTCGATTATCTATGGGAAAATTATATCTCCAAGGCAGATGACGAGGCAGGATTTTCTGTTGGTGGCCAAAACCTAGAAAAATCATGCACTTACGATACCGATGGTACCAAGAAATGCGATATCACCAAGGTCGATGTTTGGGAGGTGGCTTGGACGCCTAGCCCGGCGAATAAAACCGCATTAATCGATGATATGAACCGCATGGCGAAGTCAGATAAAATAGTATCAGATTATAATATATATATAGATAAACTACAAAAGACCGGAACACCGCAAGAAACGGGTACACAGCGCACTGATGAAGAAAGACTAAAAGAGCACTTTGGCGATAACTGGAAAGAGCACACAGTAGACGAACTACCCGAGCGTGGTACCGGTAGACAAATACAAAAAGACAAAACATACCTAAAACCAGGGGAAGAACCGCCAAAAGGAGTTCAAGTACAAACCGGCAAAAAGGGCGGGAAATATTACGAAAGCAAAGGAAATACCGTAGAAGAGAAACCGAAAAAGCAATCAGGGATAGAATCAAGATATCAAAGTGTATTATCTGAAAAAGAAGAAGAAAAAATAGATGACCAGATAAGTGATACTATTCGAGCAATTAACTACGGTAGAGAAAAAGAAGCGGTAAAATTATATAACCAAGTATCAAAACTATTACACAATAAAGATTATTCAAAAGAGCTAAAAGAAAAATATAAAAAAGTAAGAGACAAGATCGAAGATGAAATCCCAGAAAAAGACCTAAAAAAAGCTATTCATAAAGAAGGTAACAAGTACTGTGTAGAGTGCGGTGGCAAAGAGTTTGGTTGTTCGGATACCAAAGAGGGTGCTGAAGAACATTTGAAAGCAATCCAAGTAAACAAATCAAATCTAATTAAAGCTATGATGAGCTATTTTGATGATTGTACTAAGAATAATAAACAGCCAGTGACTAAAGTAACTGAGTTATTAAAGCACTGCCCGCACTGTGAAAGCATGATAAAAACGCTAGAAAATGCAGGGGGGAAATTATTAAATACACTTGACACTGTTCAATCTATTGTCGATGAGACATTCATTAAATCGCAAGTATGCAACTGTATTGAGTGTGGATTTACAACCATGATTGGGAACGACCAAAGGTGTCTTTCCGAGAGGTGCCCACTCTGTGATGGTGACATGCATACCATGGTTCGACCAAGCATGAAAAGTGGTGGAAAAATGGAAGTTAAAGTTGTAGAAAAAGCTGACCCTGAATTGGAGCCCGAAAAAGAAAAAGAGCCAGAACCCCCGAAAAAAGAGGAAGTCGAAAAATCGGATGAGGAACCTGCTCCTAAAAAGGAAGATGAGGAAGAAGAAGAAATGTCAAATAAATCATTGACCAAGGCTGTCCTAGAAATTAAGAAAACATTGGAGAGCCAAACTTTACTTTTCAAGGATTTGCAAGAAAGCCTGAAAAAGGATGAGACTCATGACGAAGAGGAAAACAAAATCACCAATGACCCAGGCTCCGGCTCCGGCGACCCCGCACCAGGCGGCGATGTTTCCGGCAAATCTAAAACTTCCATGACCGTTCCTGATGCCATCAAAGTTTTGCAAAAATCAGGCATTGTGGTAAACGGAATTTCTGTTGGGACCCCACAAATTAAACCGGAGATAAAAATTCAGGCTCCGGCAGGGGTTGAAATGTTGCAAAAAACTGACAAGAAATCCATCGTTGACAAAGTCAAGGACAAATTAGAATTTTACAAGGGGCATTACCCCGCTAAAAATCCAAATTAAATTTTAATCAGATCAATATTTAAAAATCGGAGAGATAAAAATGCCATTACCAGGCGGATTTATAGAGATTCCAGCCGGTCTAAAAAGTGACCGAAGAAAGTTAGGATTGGTGAACACTTGGGATATGGGTGGCGATGACATCATGAATATGATGATGGCCAGGATGGACCCCCAAGCACATTTGGAGATAAAGGGTGACTCCAACGCACAATACATAGTCCCCATCACTCCAATAGACCGGATACAAAAAGCAACCGTGACCACCGCCGATGCCGGAGCTTACAACGCAATTTTTGGGGCGGCTGCAACTATCCAAGTTGCTCAAGATATGAGTGCTTTCGGGGCATTACCAAAAATGGGATATCCCCGTGAAGGATTTCGAGTTGCGTATGCGGCTGCAATTGCCTCGGGGGCTGGAGTTGCCCAAGCGGCTGCAATGGGAACCGCCGTGGAACCGACTTACATGGAGGTAACAATTTCAATCAAAGAGGTTGAGGTTGTAACTGAATTGTCCACAAGGTTAGAGGTAATCTCTACCAAAAACGACACCATCACATTCGAGGGGAATGCTGGCGTTGTATTTTCAAATTTCATGGAAGCAATCGACACTGACCTATTACAAGATTGTGACACACTGGCCGGTGACAATATTGAATCCCTAGACCGAATCACTTCCTCAACGGCATTGATAACCGGCAAATCTTATACAGCCGGTGACGAGGATTACGGCGGGATTGACCGCAGTACTCCCTATGCATGGTGGGATGGCAACGCAGATCACGGCTCGGCGACTGACCGGTCCATGACAAAACCACTCGTAGATGCACTGATGAGGGACCAAAAACCTTATTGGGGCCGTGATTGGGGAAACAAATTATATCTTTCACCCGATGATTCGTGGATAGAATTTTCTTCGATTGAAGCTGCTCGTCAACGGATGGGAGAAACCACAGTGCAACCATCCATCAACGGTATCAAGACTTGGAGGGGTGGAGCCGGTGGATTTAAACTTGCGACTTACGACACAATAGAATGGTTGCAAGATTCAAATGTTCAGGCGGATACCATTGGCCGACTTTACCTATTTGACTTGAACCATCTAGGGATGGTAATTGCAAGACCAATCGATTTTATCGATTCGGCAGATCCATTTGTAGTGGGGCATGTCCACAGGGGTGCATGGTATGGCATCCTCGAAACATGGTGCGACTTACCAAAAGGTCAAGGTCAATTGTGCGACCTGAAAACTAATTAAAGTTTCAAATTAATCTCGCGCTTCAATGGAGGCATTTAATGAATTTACCGAATGTTAAATTAAGGCAGACATTGGATAAGAAATACAATGCATTAATGGAAGCTCTCCAAGCCAACAAGGAGGCAATGGGGCTTACCGCCGAGGAAATCGATTCAGCCGATATCATCGTTGATATTTACGGCAGGGATGCAATCAAGGGACCGGCACCTGGCGAGGCCAAAGCGAGGATACCATTCATTACCCATTTCAAAAGATGCGAGGTTCCATATAAAAAATTCCCAACACAATTGGTAGTCAAATTATACGGATTGGGGATGGACAGGTCAATTCTTTTTGACAAACATCATTCTTTGAATGGTACTTATGATGCAACTACTACCACGCCATTTGTGGTTGAAGACCCGAATGACATGGCATTCTTTATCACCAAGGCTCACAGGAATCCTGAGCTATACATGATAGTTGAGCCTGAGAATTACATTGAAAAGGTTTTCGGGAAATTGCCAAAAGATGAAAGGGTTGAGCCAACACCCCCACCGGCGACCCCACCGACAGGCAAGAAATCCGGCAAGAAATAATAAAATTAATAAAGTTTGAGGTATTAAAATGCCAGGACAAGCAATTTATGAGAGTCCGATTCATAGTGACCCCACGAAGGATGTAACCTATAAAGGATTTAAGTATGGTCAGATTTTACATTTTGGTACATTTAATTGTCCTGCCGTGGCCGAGGGATATGCGAATGAAGAGGGGTGCATTGTTCCGGCATCACAGACGGGTACAAAAATATATGTCCCGTTGGATGGCTTGAAAGTTGGCGATAAGGTTATTAGTTTTCGAGTATTTGGATATATTACATCTGGTGGTAATGCGGTTACGGTGGATGCAGATATTATCGAGGTCCCCAAGGCCGGTACTCCAGCCGACCCCACTGGTGATGGGTCGAATGATATAACACAAGTTTCCAAGACAGCCGCTTACGATATGGATGAGGAATGTGTCGTAACAGCCGACACTTGTATAATCGAGGCTGATAAAACATATCACATTTTATTATTATCAACTACCGGTGCAGGTTGCACAATCCAATATACCGGAATTGAAGTCACCATTGACCGAAAATAATCACGATTCATTTTATTACAAAATGAGGTTAGTTAGTCATGGCAGTTTGTATTTGTACGGTCTTAGAGGCCAATAGAGTAACCGATATTACAGCGGCAATTGTGGCTTTGACGGACACGAATTTTTTGGGAGCTTATCAAATCGGTGGCTATTGTTATATTGTGAGCAAAACACCGTAAGGGGGTTGGTGATTTGCACGATGTCCCATGTACCCCATTAGTAAAAGTCACAACTGATTTTGAATCTCATAAAGAGTCTAGCAGAAAACAATGGAAAATGATAGACTCCATGAATAAAGAATTGACCTCACTTCACGGTGAGTTTGATATGTATGTAAAATTACAACTCGGGGAAAAAGCATATCAGACCGTGATGGCAAACCGGAACCCTGGAAATTGGGATGTTGTTTTACAAACATTGAAAAAGAATAAAAGATTTGGTGCAATTTTAAAGTTTCTATTGGGAGTTGGTGCAGTTGTTGGTGGAATATTACTTGGATATTACGGGGGTGGAATATAATGGCCGACCCTGTTTATTGTACTCATTATGATGCATCGGCAAAATTGAAACACAAATGGGCTAAACCGGTTTATTTGAATGGAGATTCAGGAGTGAGCCAAGGCAATGATGATAGAATTTACATACCGGATACATCACCATTCACAGCGGGAGATTTAATTCGCATCACGGACAATACCGAAAAGACCGGTGAGGATTTGGTGATAGATTCTATTGTGACTGACACCCATTTAGTTACAACAACATCCATGACAAAGGACTATGATAAGGATACACTCCAAGCCAAAGTCCAAATCAAATCCATGTTTTCAAATAAAACAAATCCCACCCGCGCTGAGGTCAACGGAATCATCAACCAAGCAGAGAAATATATTGATGATGAAACAAGACATGCATGGAGAGTAACAACAATCACGAATGAATATCACGACTTGAAAGCTAGATATTGGACATTTACCGGATTGGGTACCAAACTATTACACAGATCGATACAAGCATTTGAAACCGGTGAAGGCGACAAAATCGAAGTATGGATGGGTGGCAATTGGCTCGATTATGTGGCTGGTAAAACCGAGGGTCGAGCCAACGATTATTGGGTAGACTATACAAATGGAATAGTATATCTACGAACTTGGTATATCCGGCATCATCAATCTAGTTTACGGGTGACTTACCGTTATGGTGAGGCATCGGTTCCAGATTCAATCAAACGAGCATGTATATATTTGGCATGTGCAGATATTCTTGACTCGGAACCATTCGTGGCCAAAGGCCCCGAGGGTGGATTGGATTTCATTGATTCAAGGACCCGACAAGAACGATATCGGGCCCAGGCAGAAAAAATCATTGCTCGTAATAGAGAGCATATGAGTTTTTAAAGTTAGTTAGTTGGAGAGATTTAGATGGTGAAATTAGATACTGTATTAGCCGGGATTGAAGGTTTGACTGGTTTTAAGCACATGATGTTTGAAATATATGATGATAAAACGAAATAAACAAGAGGTTAAGAAAAAGATTGTGAAGGTTGGATGATTATGGCGAAGTTGGCGAAATTGATCGATGATAAAGTTAAAACAATGATTGGCTATGTCACTCATGCATACAAGAGTAATCGATATGATTGGCTGGTCCAGTTCTTTACGGTCTGGCTCAAGGATGAGGGCAACAGGGTTTATGAGAAGGAATGGGCGGCTCTTGTGGTTGATTATGGAAAGCCAACAGAGGCGGCATATGAATATCTAAAGAGCGCACAGGCCGAGACCTCTACATTCAGATCGGATGTCGAGGACGCAGTGGAAGCATGGCTAGCGGCGAACACCAGCTATGACAAGCTGATAATCACATCGATAAACCTCAAGCATGAGACCGCTGACCTGGTAGCATATAAGTATAACTCGACCAGTAAAGAAGAAGAGAAATACCACGGCCTGGCGTTCGATGACGGAACGAAGATAGTGATCAGATTATTCGAGAAAAGCTCGACCTCATTACAATCAATGTAGGTGATAAAATAGTAACATGGCTTAGTGATTGGGCAAAGCGCATGAAGATAACAATCGACAAAGACCAGTTTAGCTCAGATGAGGACGACTTCCCGGTGACTGTATTCATCAACTCCAGTGCCGGTCAATCGAACCAAGACCTGACCGCAATATTTGACGAGGTTGGAGCAAACTATCTAAAGATAGCAGTAACCGATGATGATGATAACCAGTTATATGTTGAGGTCGATGAGTGGTGGGACGGTAGCGAGGAAGCGTTCTTACATGTGAAGGTCCCAGAATGTTTGACTGCATCTGATGTAGATATCTATATTTATTATGATAGCACAAAAGCGGATAATACAAGCTATGTTGGAATCGTGGACTCGACCCCTGCTGAGAATGTATGGGATTCGAGCTTCGCAATGGTTCAACATATGAGTGACATTACGACAAGTACTATAAAAGACAGCACCACAAATGATAATGATGGTACTAAACAAGATACTAATGGGCCAATAGAGTCCGGTAGCGGGATAATTGGAAACTGTCAGGACTTTGATGGCAACGATGATTATATTGCATCGCCAGACAGTTCGAGCCTGGATATAACAGGAGCCCTGACCCTTGAGTTATGGCTAAAAACCGCCGCATTGGTGGGAGATGACGGGGGGTTACTTAGTAAAAGTTTGGATGTGCAAAAGTACTTTGCATCCACCGCCAGGAAGGTTTATGAGATGGGCATCCTCAATAATGCCATCTATCTTCAATTAGGTAACGGCTCTTCGCAGAGTAATGCAAACGGTGACGCATCTGGTTTAATAGATGATGCATGGCATCATGTAGCTAGTAGTTGGGATGGAACGACGAGTGCAGACATGATGAAAATATTCTTTGATGGCGTAGATACATATCAGGGAACCTGTGGTTTCGCCTCTCTGCAAAGTGTTGATTCTGTATTTGATATCGGAGGTTATGATCAGTTATGGTCATATGATGGGCTCATCGACGAGGTCAGAGTATCTAACACTAACAGATCTGCAGCATGGCTCAAGGGAACCCGGGAAGCGGGCGTTGACAACTTACTATTATTTGGTTCAGAGGAAGAATACTCGCCACCAAGCGGTGCAATGCAACTAATCAATGGGGGTTTGGTGAACAGCGGATTGATTGATGGAGGATTAGTATCATGAGTTATCAAGGCGATATAGATGAGGACGCAACCTTAACATTCTGGTGGAATACGAATGCAGCAGATGGCTCATCGATAACACGGGCTACGGATGGTACTATCAAAGTCAGACGAGACGACGGTACGGACTGCACCGGTACTTCGGTCACGGATACCGAAGACACACCAGATACGGGGATCCATGAATGTAAAATCGATACATCAGACAGTGCCAATTATGCGACGGGTTACGATTATCTAGTATGGATAGATGGGGCGGTCATTGACGGCGAAACCGTGAACGCTTGTATTGCCACATTCTCAATCGAAAATCGTTTCATGCGTGGCACTGATGGGGCAAATACAACTACTCCCCCGACTGCAAGTGCGATTGTTAACGAATGGGAAACCCAATCACAAGCAGACCCCACAGGATTCCATGTGAATGTAAAAGAAGTTAATGGAACGTCTCAAACAGCAAATGACAACGGTGCAGATATCAATACTGCATTGACCAATCTTACTACATTATTAACTCGATTATCGTCAGCAAGGGCCGGATACATTGATGAACTTGAGGCATCGAACATCCCCTCTGTGACGGACAATATCAATACAATTATCCAGAAATTACAACATTTGACCTCACCAAGTGGTACGATGAGTGGGACACCTTCAACAACTCAATTTGCATCAAACTTGAATGGATATGGCAATGATTACTTCAATGGAATGCATATCATAATCAATAGTGGTGCAGTTGGGGAATTAACTCGTAGGATTACAGATTATGTTTCGGCAACAGGAACATTTACAGTTGACCCCGCATTACCATCGGCACCAGGGAGTGGTGATGGTATTATGATTTCAAGAGCAATCTACGGTCAACCCCAATCATCTTCGGAGATTGAAACCGCAGTTGCAAACATATTGGATACGGCGATATCCTCACCAACAGCCGGTTCAATATTAGATTTGATACAACGGATATCCGGACTTGTTGGATTAAATGTTGTTTATGACGATTACACTTTTGATGGTGATGGCAACCAAACCGCAGGTAAGATTTATTGCTATGACACAAAAGTAAATGCTGACAATCATGTTGAGGGAAGTGGTGCCCAATCCGGATGTTTTGCCGTGATTGATATCACCGGTAATTACACCAGTGCGAAACCTACCTCAATATATAAAACGAAGGATAGTTAAAATGGAATACGCAGTAGCAACGGGTCCGGAAGTGGTCCCGTGGATGAGCCCCACTGTTAGTGGTGGCGGTGGGACCGTACAGATCACAAATCAACAATTGGATAGTTATGCTATTACAACCTCTCAAGTATGTGAGGCAAAATGCCAAGTTTCAGGTACCCCCACGAATGTTGTTTGTGTAATAAATGGAAGGTCCACCACATTGACATTGGATTCTTCGGATAATTATTATAAAGGAACAGTCTACGGAAATTTCATTGGTAAATGTTCGGCTGTGTCGGTATTATTTTTGGCCGGAAAACTGAATGATGGTGATGGTGCATTTGCCGGTAGCAATATTACTGTTACGATGTCAAGCGTCAAGGTTAATCCGGACCCATTACAGACGATTTATAACATGCTAGATTCAAATTGGGACCCCTCCGAAACCGATGATATCAAACCAGAATTTCGTGCATTGGTGGATGAACAAGATGTCCACGAATACAAGGGTGTAAAAGCAATGCATTTTCAAGATGATGGGGCTTTCCTGTACGAAATTGACGAGGGAGAATCAGCCGTTGGCATGGGATATCAACATATAAATAGACTTGATGCCGTTAGTATTGATATGCACTGTGACGGTACTCGGGAGCATTTCCGAAAGGTCATCAACATGATAAAGCATATCGTGAATGCAAATCGTAACCCACCAACGACTTATCCATTGACCACAGATTATCCGTATGATAATGCATACCTCGAAGGGAAAGGTCAAGAATTTAGCTCCAAATATTCCGGCCACTATCGTATAATATTCACTGTCAATCTAGTCACATATTGGGAGCCGATTGACACATGAAGGTGATAGTTTGATGAAAGTAGTATATATTTCAAATATTGTAATCGAAATGAAAGGGCATAGATTAGGATTCGGGGACCCTCTCGAAGTCAATGATGATGAGTACAAAGTTTTGATGGAAGATAAATATTTCATGGATTATGATGCATTTCAGGAATGGAAAAAAATATTGGACAAACCCAAACCTGAACCTGAACCTAAACCCAAAAGGAAGGTGAAAAAGTGAAAAATTTTACGGGTGAATTAACCCAAGTCAGTTATGGAGAGGAATGGAACGAATTTATAGATTTAGATGTCGATTACGGGGGTGGCGCTGTTATCTCCGGAAATGAGATTAATTCTATGGCAGGAATGACCGCAAATAAATATAATGGCCAAACATGTTTTGTTCAATATCGTGGTGGCTCAGTAGATGGCCGAATTTTTCATGTAGTTGTGAATACAGCAACCACGATTTACTTCGAGGAAAATATTGCCACAGCGGGATTGGCTGACACCGATGAAATTTCAATTACCACTCATGGAGTCTTACCAACATCCACGGCAGAATATTTCGGTGATGTATCCGAATCAGATCTCCCCGAGCCAAATGTGGAATACAAGTCACATCACATTCATGGCCATGCAAATCAGCCCGAGGAAAAAAGTGCCACGGCAGTTGGAATCGAGTATGATGCAACCATGCCACTCGAACTTTTGAACGGCAAATTATTGATTTATGCACTTGGTTATTGCTCCGATGTTGCGAGTAATTACGGTGCTGGAAGTGAGACATTGGACCGAGCCGCTTACATTGGTGAAACAATTATTGATGTTTCCGATGGAACAGATTTCACGGTAAATGATTATATCGAGATTGGTACCTCAACAGAGGGTCAGGAAATTCGGAAAGTAACGGCAAAAAGTACCAATTTACTTACATTGGATAAACCACTCAGACGGTATCATCCTATTACGACATCCACGGTTAAAGAGTGCGATATTGGAACGGCTAAGCCTGTACTACACACAATTAAACCGGCCTACATGGTACCAAGATTTTCACTTGAGGCATGTTTCAAAGAGCAGGATCCGAGCCACAAAACAAATGATATGGTAATATTCTACAATGGACTTATCGGTACTGGCATTGCATTCAAATCCGCAATGAAGGAAACTTTGAAATGTGACCTTGGCGTGAATGGTTTAGATGCCACTTTGGACACCCGAGCACGAACCACAACAGTCTCGGTCACGGATTGGGGCCAAGACGAATTTGTTTGTGCAGACTCCGAGGTATCAATAAATTCAATCGTATACGGACAGGTCGATACCGCAAATTTCGGAACCACACTTAATGCAAAACCGTATCAATCTCATAACAATGATACAGGAATAAAACCATTTGGTCATTTGATGGAGGGGTGGGACCATAAATGTGAAATGGACATATTGGCCCACAACAAAAACTTTTGGAATCTTGTCAATAATAAAACCAAATTCGATGCTTACATTTATTATGAACGGGACTCAACAGATGACCATTTAAAATTCCATTTCAAGAATTGCTATTGTAAAAAAGCTCCATTTAGTTTACCGGAACGAGCAGAGGTAAAACAAAGTTTGGACATTCATGTGGGGCAATTTTACATAGAAGTCACAGACGAAATTCCATATTATTAATTGTTATTTTGTTAATCATGGATTCCTGCAGGAATCCGGAGTTAACAATTTAACATAAAAAATTTAGTTAGTTAGTTACGAGGTATGAATATGGAAATAGAAAGTAGTGTCAATGCGAATACTCCGGAAAGTCAAACGGATGGTACCGATGCAAGTCGGGAAACACCAGTGGTTGTTAATGAGCCCGAAAAAAAGAAAGCTCCCCCGATAGCCAAAGATACGAGTCGAATCACGGTTGACAAGGACCGTACATTCGATAGTTATTTGGACTTTGACGATGGCGATGGGGAGCTAAGATACCCATTTAAATTTCGGAAATTGCCATGGAAAAGATTGAACCAATTACGGCTCCAAGCCATGACCGAAACCAACGAGGAACCTGACAATGAGGAAAGACGATTTCAGGAATTGTATATGGATGATTCGATAATCTCCATTGCAGATCGTTCATGGGCCGAATTTTCCGAGTATCAGATGGATGGTGCATTCGGTGAAGCATTACGATTGCACTTGTTTAATACTCTCGGAATTTCTCGCATGAACAAAGTGTTCATGGGAAAATTAGTCGGGGAATTGAAGCCCTTAATTCATTCATGGGCAAAGGAAAGTGTAAGGAAAGCGAAGCGGATATAATCATTGCAATGAATAGCTACCCTATAATCAGTAGTGTTCTAGCAGAATTTTATCTGTTAAATTGTGGATATCGTTACGCAGACCTAAAAGATATGGACCCTGATGATGTCCAAGCTAAATATATGGTATTGTCTCAACTGTTCTCCGACAATCCAATCCGAGACAAAACGCAACCGCAGATGAACATGATGTTGCCATTCCCCCCAGGTGGACCCAATGGCTGATGATAAAGTAAATATTGGAACTGTATATGTTGATGTCGAAACCGATTGGTCCAAATTTGAAAAGGGAATGGAAAAAGAACAATCCACCATGCAAAATAAGGGTGGGCTATTCAAGAATGTCATGGGTGGCGAATCTGCCGGTGAGGGTGGATTTAGTTTTGGTCAAATGTTCAGCAAGGGATTTGAAAATAGTGGCACTGGCGAGATGTTTTCTGATATGTTTGGTGGCAAATCTGGAGAGGGGGCCGGTGGTGGCAAGGGAAAAGGTGGTGGTATATTTGATTTGCTCGGTGGCGGTGGCAAAGGTGGTGGTGGAGCAAGTGCCGGAGCCGGAGCAAAGGCCGGAGCCGGTGCGGGTGCTGGGGCCGGTGCCGGTGCGGGAGCCGGAGCCGGTGCAGGGGCCGGTGCGGGAG